AACGCAGGCAAAACTTAAGATTGCATTAAAACTTTTTGAAAATGCTTTTATCGATAAAAACAATTCGGCGTCATTGCTTGAGATAGGCGACACACTTTCACCTAAACGGGATTTAACGCTTGCGCGCTTAGAGGGGGCCGCTATAGGCGCATTGGATATAGCTGAGGTTTTTATCTCAAGTGCTGAGCGCAGCTTGCAGAGTACAGAAGTAGGGGACATTTTAGGGCTATGAGCAAACTATCTAGAACCAAAGGTTACAGCTTCGAACGCTACGTTGCGCAGGTCATGAGGCTTGCAGGTTTTAAAGATGCCAAAAGGCAACTTGAATACCAGATCGACACCGCACAAGGGATTGACCTTGAACACACGGGGCCGTTTAAGATTCAGTGTAAGAAAACTAAAAAATATGTTTCTATGAACACAATCAAAGAAGTAAAACTAAAAGGCCCCGACGATATCCCGGTCTTGATTGCAGCGGGAGACGGGCAAGAGCCACTTGTGACAATACCCTTGTGGGCCTTTATATGGCTTGCAAGCTTAACACGTTGCTACGGGCTTAATACGCACTACGAAGACGGCTTGCAAGCAACTAAGAAAAACATAAAGGAGTTAAAGCGATGAGAATTTTTGCTAGAACGATGACTAAGAGTTCTTTTATTGACACAGAAATATTTCAAGATCTAGGGGTCCTTATTGAACACAAGGGCCGCAAGTATTCCTTAAGCCCCAACCGTGAGGGGGATTTAGTTATCAGGTCCCTCGGGTCTACTCAGCTAGTTATAATACCTGAATCAAGTAACGCCGTAAAAATCGAAGCGCGCGAATGAGAGAAGAGCACCACAAAAACCACAAGGCGAAAGTTCACTTACTTCGTGACTTGTTTATTTTTGGCATCATAAGAACTTATTGCGGGGTAGAGCACTACATGCCCCACTGTGAACGAACTGTAAATCTAGACGAGGTAACTTGTGGAAACTGCAAAAACCGCAAAGCGTATGAGCCAAGAGCGCAAGCAACGCGAGTACTACACAAAGAAATTCTTACGCCCGAGTCATAGGCCCGGCCGAGTGCAAGTCTCGGGTTCGGTCGACAAAGACGTGAGGCTCACTCTCGACATGCTCGGATTCGACGTTCCCGCTTTGATCGAAGAGCTATTGCAAAAAGTTGCCGACTCTAAACGGTGCCCATGTTGTGGGCAATTCGTTAAGCCACAGATAGTTGCAACAAAATTAGATTTATAACTTAAAGCGTTATTGTTTGTTTAACGCGCATACCCCGTGAAACGCTTTAAAACATGCAAGGTTTAACGAAGCTTAAAAAACGAAGTGAAGCCAAGATCAATCAAGAACTACAAGCCTTGAACGCTTTACGCGACAATGAAGACCTACAGGACGCAATCACCGCTTGGATTATTCAACCGCACCTATCCGAACCTCAACGCGACCGACTTCGAGCGGTCCTCGCACTTTTATGCCGTGCGCCAATTAAAAAACTACTTGCCTATTTATAATTTTATCTTGAACGAGTCTCAGTTTTAAACCTAAATATAAATTAGTTTCTAAATATATCTAGTTTCTAAACATAGGGAGTTTTGCGAATGGCAAAAACAATTTTAAAAAAAGCGGTTAAATCTCAACAACAAATTGAAGACCTTGATTTAGACTTCGGCGACGAAGAGATCGAAGCGAACGAAAAAACTCCCCCGGTGATTGCAACTAAACCTAAACAGTTTACAAGGTCTATAACCGGCAAAAAAGAAGTTACAACCGATTTATTTAAACTCACAGTGGCGAAAGTTATTAAGTACGAAGGTTACGACGCCGAAAACGAACACCCCGACACTCACCCTATGAAGTTCACCACTTGGGAGCACACGCACCCGTTTAGAACTTATAACAAAGCCGGGCTTAAACAAACTATGAGCACCCCTATCGGCGGGCACTTCCACATTGTCGAATGGAGTGAAGACAAAAACGGTGAAGAGCCAACAATCATTTCTATCAGCGGCCCCATGGCCATGGGCAAAAAGAAAATCCGAGGCCGCACAGTTCAAGTGCCCGTGCCGGTTAATGACTACGACACCCACACACACGACATAGAGTATCTAAGATCATGCCCGGTGCAATTCACCGCTATCAACATCGAAGCTCAAAACATCATAGCACTCGACGCACAGAAGACCGCACCCGTTCCCGGCGTGATAGGTTAATATGCTCCACGAAGGTAAACGACTAGTTAAACCACAAGACATAATTCCACAAATCCCTTTCGAGAGCTTTGAGGCCGTAGTGGTCTTAGGGCTTTCTAAATGTGGGCAAACAAATAAACTTTATATGAGTAGCTTATCAGTCGAAGAAATTTCTTTTCTAGCCGCGCAGTTAAACGCGCACGTTATGTGCTTGCTCGGTCCAATGGACGAGGTCTAGGCTATGATGATGTTTAAAGTTCGACAATGGTTTGAAGAGGCCGTTAGGTTACATCCCACGGCATCAAGCGAGCTTAAACAAACTTTGTTGAGGGGTCATCCTAACCTCGACGAATTCTTAAGAAAAATAACTGTACAACTAAATCAAGCTTATTTAATTCTATTAAAAAAGGGCACGATTATAAAGCCCAAGACTCAACAAGATTTTGTTTACGACTTAACAAACTATTTTATTTTAGGAATGGAAGGCGAAGCAAAAAGGCGGTATGAGTCCGACCTCGCGAGAAGTGCAAGAGAGGCCGAGGCCGCGAAGTTACAAGAGTTTGAATCGGTTTTAGAAGGCAATGCCATTGGTGAGTTTGCCGAGGCGGGGGTAATTAATGACAAAGAACTCGAAGAGCAAAGGCAAAGTTACCTCGAAGCGCGCGACAAAAAAATCCAAAGCACCAAAGCCAAGTAAACAAAAAGAAGTTATAGAGAAGGCGGTCGAAAATATCGATGAGATACTATTCGGCCAAGGGGAGTTGCCCGGGCTATTAGGGGCTAATCAACCTTTGTTTTACTATGGGCCGCCGCCTGCAATAAAAGCTATTTATAAAAATTCTATTTATGATTCGGCTTTTCACCCAATGAATCTAATTGAGCAAATGAGCGCAGGACATACGCGCTCTGAAATTGTGGCCTCTTGGGGCATAACATACTCAGCGTTTAATAATTGGCTTGAAAGCTATGCGGACTTAGCGGAAGCCTACGCCGTCGGGAAACCGGCCTTTGATGCCTACCACAAGCAAGCACTAAGACATTCGGCTTTTGGACAATCAAAGAACGTAAGGGAAAATAGTTTATTTTTCTTACTTAAAAACGTTGCGGGCTTTGATGAGAATAGCGGCGGGCATGAGTACAGAGACGGCGCGGTTGCCGAGGTAGAGTTTGTGGACGAATAGAAATGCCGAGGCGTCTTTAATTGCACTTAGTCTTTTGATAAATTAAATAAAAAGAATTTAGTAACAACAAGGGGCCTCGGCGAACTTTATGCAAAAGTACCGGATTAGATATAAGAAAAATAAACACCAAAAAGAATTTCACGAAGACGTGACCTCGAGGATTTTCCATTTGTCCACAGGCTTCGGGGGCGGCAAGACTTATGCCCTTTGTATGAAGGCCATTCAGTTGTCGCTACTAAACGCTCCCTACTCTGGCGGTCTAGTGGTGCCGGACTTTCAAGAGTTTAAAAAAGATGTGCTCCCCGAAATGGAAGCAATCCTAGACCGAAATAATATCCCGTATAGATACCACAAGACCGATCACTATTTTATTTTCCCATGGTCTAAGGGAAAGCTTTACGTTGCAAGTGCTGATAAGCCCATACGAGGTCCTAACTGGGCCTATGCACTTATTAACGAAGCAACCCTAATGCCGCTAGCAAAATACAAAGAAGTCATCGGACGAGTTCGAGTGAAGGGCGCAAAGTTCCCACAAATTGCAAGCTGCGGAACGCCCGAGGGGTATGCATCCGAGTACTATGAGTACATGATCGAAAATCCCCCAAAGAATTTCAAAATCATTTACGGCTCGACCGACGATAACGCCGACAACCTACACGAAAATTATTTAGAGAACTTAGACAACTCCTACGACTCAAAATGGATTGAAGCCTACCGACGAGGATTGTGGGTCAACATGGCCTCGGGGAGGTTTTATTATTCGTATAACCCCACAAAGCAATTCGACGAAACTATTAACAGGCAAGAGTTTGTGGAGTTCCATTGCTCATTAGACTTTAACGTTGACCCCTTCTGCGCAACATTGTGGGGATATGACGGACACGGGCTCTATGGGATTGATCAAATTAAACTCGAGGGTGATCAAGGATATTCAACGCAGAATATGATTCAAGCTTTGAAGGCTAGAGGTTACTTACCTTCGAATACAATTATTTATCCCGACCCCGCAGGGCGTGCGAGGAGTACAAAGGGCGCACCCGACAACAAAGTCTTGCAAGATGCGGGTTATCAAGTTCGCGTAAAACTTGCGGCCCCAAGTTTTAGAGCACGTCAACTAAATGTAAATAATTTACTTGATAAGTCTAGAATTAAATTTCACCCCAAGTTATGCACGGGGATAAGAAAAGATTTTGAAGCCGTTGAGCAAGATAAGATTACTTTAGAAAAGAAAAAGAATAACCCGCTCTTGACACACTTTAGCGACGGGCTTGATTATATGTGTGATATCCTCTTTCCTTTTAGCGGTAACGCGAAGGCAACCACACTCATCAAGGTTAGGTAGTATGATGCGAGTCTTTAAAGGTGTTATAAAAAGAGTTATAGAGCATAACGTGATTGAGTTCGAAGTCGATCTAGGTTTCTGTATGTTTATAAGTATCCCCTTTCGTCTCTCGTTAGTTAACAACATTAACCCCATTGAAGAGACCGAGAAGGCTAAACTATTCTTATTGAAATATATAGACGTGCCAATGATGCTCGTCTCTTCAAAGCCCGATGCGCAAGGATATTGGCTCGGCGAGTTTTGGAGACAATCCGAGTTTGCCACAGGTGCCGCAAGTATAAATAAAATTTTGTTACAACTTAAATTAGTTAGAGGGCTTAGCGATGCGAATTAAATTTGAAAATGAAATATTAGATCAGGCAAAAAGAGTTGCAATCATTCAGGCCATTGAAGGGCGTGAAAACATTTTAAGAAAACATGATTCTTACAAGCGCTATAGGTGCTATAAGGACAAAACGAATCACTATGTTGTGGACTATCTATTAAGACAATTCGAATCCGATACAGTCGAAGAAATGCGCTATGCCCTCTCGAATATTTCGATTGTTAAAAAAGTTATAGATAAGCTTGCAAGAGTCTACTCCAATGGGGTAGTTCGTGAAATTTCGGGGGACGGGGATTCTACGAAGAAAATAAAAGAACTTGAAAAGAGTTTAGATATTAATAGCGCTATGAAAAAGACTAATCGATTTTTAAAACTAGAAAAAAACGTCGATCTTTTTATAAAGCCTTGCCCTGTTTACAATGAAGACGGCACCGAAGCCAAGTGGGATATAAAGTTAGAGTGTCTTTTACCACATCTCTATGACGTGGTCGAAGACCACTATAATCGACAAAAAGCTCTTTGCGTTGTCTTGTCAGACTACACTCCACTTATGAGCCAACTAGAGTACTCGGATTCTATGAGGTCCCCACAAGCAATCGGAGGGGTTAACATATCCAATGCCACTGATAAAAAAGATTCGGTGATTGCGGACTCCCCTGCTGATCAAAAGAACTTTGCGAGCAACTGTCAAAAACTATATGTGTTCTGGTCTAAAAACTATCACTTCACTTGCGATGCCCAAGGTCAAATTGTAGTTGACCCTAAGAACCCTGAAAACAAAAACCCTTTAGGTGTTTTCAATCATATCAATTTTGCAAGTGATCAAGACGGAGCGTTTTGGTCCGAGGGTGGAATGGACTTAATTGACGGCGCGATATTAATTAATGCGCTAATCACTCACACGATTCACATCGGCACTGTGCAAGGCTACGGGCAATTTTATGCGACAGGTGAGAACTTACCGCGAAGTTTTAAAATTGGTCCTACAAAAGCAATCATTGCCGAGTATAAAAAGGACGAGCAAGCCGAGCCTAAATTCGGTTTCCTAAACGCTAACCCACAATTAGATTCCATGCGAAGTCTTATTGAAATGTATATCGCGCTTTACTTAACAACTAATAACTTATCGACAAGCGGAGTCTCAACTCAACTCGCAAGCGGACAAAGCTTTGCAAGTGGCGTGGCTCTTCTTATCGATAAGGCCGAGTCCTTAGAGGACGTGCAAGATCAGAGACAAATTTTCATTGATAGAGAACCCGAAGTGTTTGAAGCAATCAATGCGGCCTTGCTTGCGTACGGAGACGCCAATCTTGTGGAGGACTTGCAAGGTCTTGCCCTACCTGAAGGTTTCGAAGACGACTTTGTAATTAGGTTCCATGAGCCCACAACTATCCTAACCGAAAAAGAAAAGTTAGAAGTTCTTAAAATGCGTCAAGAGCTAGGGATTGATTCAATGATTTCACTTCTTATGAAAGAAGACCCGTCACTTGATGAGGCGCAAGCCGAAGAGAGACTTAGAAAAATAGTTGAACAAAAAATAGTTGAAAAGATGTTAGAGCAACAAGCAATGAAAGACTCGGGCGTTGAGTATGACTCCGAAGACCCCGAAGACCCCGAAGACACTAAAGATGCAAGCACTAACCCACAAGACCCGAACACTGTGGTTGATACTAGCGCGCCTATCGATAGTTCTAACACTCCGATCGTGGGAGACACGGCGGGGCAAGCAGGCGCTAACGTGCAACAACTTGCACTTAACGGAGCGCAGGTCACGGCCCTTGTTGATATCGTCGAGAAGGTTGCCGCCGGTACGCTCCCCCGAGATAGCGCAATCAATATGATAGTAACAGCTTTTAACGTTCAAGTTCCGGACGCTGAAAAGATACTTGGAAGCGCGGGCAAGGGGTTTAAAGTTCCCGTAGTCGAGCCGGTAAACCAAGGGGGTGTCAATGCGGGTAACGGGCAAAACGCTCAGTAAGAGCGAAACCACAGTCGAGCTTGACTTGTTTGAAGGGCGCAAGCTCACAAAGGCCGTCAAGCGCCGCATTCAAGACGATGTGGGCAACTATCTCGTCGAGCAAACTCTCATTGCAATGAATGAAAAGAAAAGCCCCGTGCAAGGCGAGGGGAGCTTTAAAGCCCTATCGCCTTTATATAAAAAGAAAAAGCTTTCAGAGGTGGGAAGTGGTGAGGCCAATTTAGAATTCGACGGCGTCTTAAAAGACGAATTAGATTTTAAGACCACAGATAAAGGGATTTCTATAGGGGTATTCGGGGAGCGCGCACCCGCCGCCGACGGGCATTGTAACCTATCGGGGGACTCGCGTATCCCTAAACGTCGCTTCCTACCAGACGAGGGGCAAAACTATAAGAGCCCCATACGCCAAGAGGTTGAAAGAATTGTGGCCGATGCGATTGCAGAGGAGACCACAATTAAAGAGAGTTTGTTTAGATACGTTGAAACTAAATCAGAGCTTTACAGCGTACTAGGTGAACTCTTCGGGCCGATGACTCGTAAAGAGCTAGAACTAATTGTCTACAGGAATACAGACCTTTATGACACTCTAAACAATTTAGATTTATTGAGGCTTTTATAATGTTTAAAATAAAAGTTAAATCTAATTTTAGATCAACGCTCACGAATAAAATTAAGCAGACCGTTGACGATAACTTTATCCAAGAGATGCAAAGAGAAGTTGTCGAAGGCGAAATAAAAAAACTGATTGCCGCAGGGGTTTCCCCTGTTATCAGTGTCGAAGGGGATAGAAGGTTTAAAGGGTACAAGGACCCCGAATCATACCCCGCAAAGAAAAAGGCCAAACGCCCCGTCAATTTGTGGTTAAGCGGAGTCATGCTTGCATGGTATAAAGCCGTTAGGGTAAACGGATTACGTTTAACACTAGGGATTGCGACGAACGCCCCGAGCGATGTAAAGACCCGGGCGGAAGCAAACAATATTGGTACGGTAAATAAAAAAGGTGAAGTCGCTATTGCGGCCCGAAGGTTTATCCCACTTGTTGGGGAGACTTTTAGGGTTAGCGTGGTGCGTAAAATAAAATTACTTTACGCGCAACGCATAAAAAGTTTAGTCTCAAAAAAGTAGGGAAGTCTCCCTATGATTTTTTAAAGCGGTCTTTAAAAAATAAATTCTTTCCAAAGGACTTTTGTTTATGAGCGAATTAATCCCGCCCGTTGTGCCCCCTATTGTCGAAAACCCGCCGCCTATCGAACCCCCTAAAGACGAAGCAATCCCAAGGGAAGTTTACGAGCGAGCTAAAAAAGACATGCTCGACTATAAAAATAAAATGAAAGAGCTAGAGACAAGACTCGACGGCTTAAAGTTGCAAGGGCACAAGGAAAAAGAGGATTGGAAAGAAGTAGCTAGAATTCACGAAGAAAAAGCTAAAGACCTCGAAGGTAAATATTCAGGTCTTAAAGAGAGTTTAGTTAGTTCCGCAAAGATCACAAAGCTAACCGAAGAGGCCGTTAAGCAGGGTATAAGACCCGAGGCACTTCCCGATTTAGAGCTTATTGACTTTGATGAGTTGATTGTGGAGACTACAAGCACGGGCAAGATTCTTGTTACCGGCCAAGACCGTGCGATTGCTAAATTAAAAATTTTGAGGCCGCATTGGTTTTCTAAAATTGTACCGGGTATAAACTCCTCAACGCCTGAAATTTTACCGGCGCTAAACGGAGTTGTTACCTTAGCGGACCTAAGCGCCGCAGAGATGCAATATAAAAAGACAAAGTCCGAAGCGGACAAAAAAGTCTATTACGATACAATCCAAAAATATAAATCCCAACCACAACGGTAGGGATAAACTTTTTTTAAAGGGGTTTTAACATGGCAGAATTTGGCACAGGCACCGAAGTAAGCGCGATAGTTCCTAAGTTATGGTCACAAAACTATTATGACGCTCTATTAGCAGAGCTTCCTATGAAAGATTTAATTTCAAAAGATTGGGAAGGCGAAATTGCAAACCTCGGGGATACTGTTAAAATCCCAACTATTCCGGAATTCGCGGACGCTGAGGAGCTTCCGGAAGTAAGTGCGGGAACTCCCGACACTGTTACTGTAGGTACACAAGACCTAGTTATAAACAAAAGGATCGTAAAAGATTTTATCGTAACAAATAAAGCGCTTTTGCAATCAATCCCTTTTGTGGAAAAGCTTAAGTCTCTTGCGATTTATTCAATCCAAAAGAAAATTCAAGCGTTGATTTTAGCTGCGACAGTTCCGAGCGCTGCAGCACCTGATCACACTTTAACCGCAGTGACTCCGGGAACTTTTGCACTCGCGGATATCTTGGCCTTGAAAGAGCTTTTAGATACTCAAAACGTGCCGCTAAGTGACCGTCATTTCGGTTTAGGCGCGGGTCCTTTAAACGACATTTTCAACATTACGGGGTTCACAAGTTCCGACTTTGTTGCTTCGGGTTCACCGCTACAAAGTGGTCAATTGCCTGCGCAATTAGTTGGGTTCATGCCACACTTTTCCACAATCTTTGGGGCTACCGTATATGCATTTCATTCAATGTATTTCACAATGGCCGCACAACAAGGAATGGACACTAAAGAGTATGATCTAGGCGTTGACGGTATTCGGGCAAAACGAATCAACTGCGACACTTTGATTGGTATTAAGCAGTTGAGCAACGTGCGCGTTGGTACTTGTACAGTTTAATTTTTTAAAGACTGAAGCGGGGTTTGTTGTTTTGCCTGCTTCGGGGCCTCTAGACTTAGGCCTAGGGGCTTGTGATTTTTAGAGGGGTTAATGCTACCACAGACCACAAGACTAAGATTCGTTTCTGCAAAAAATCCTAAAACGCTAACGGCGTTTTGTGACAGTTTAGGTAAACGAATTGAAATTAAACAAATTGTGTTTGATGGGAATTTGTGGTTTTTGTGGTTCATACCCGACGATAAAAAGTCAGATATACAATCGGGACAACTGAAGGAAAATAAAAATGGAAAATAGCTCCATTGAAAATGTGGTCGCTAAAAAAGATTTTAAAGTTAAATTTGTAGGTACAGGTAGTTTGCCGGTAAACATTAACAATATTTTAAATAACTACTCGGGCAAAATGCTTCAAAGACAATACACTTCATTAAACGTTAATGACGAATTTAGGACGTTAGTCGAAAACGAAATGAAGAGAAGAGGCATGCTAGAAAAATAAAGTCCTGTCGCACTTTTTATTTATGTGACTCTGAAAGGAGTTCAAGGTGCCCAACGTTGACGACCATGGTTTAGAGGTCTTAAAAAAAGCCGCAAGGAATATCGGAGCACAACCGAAGCAAGACTACGCCTTGCAAACTATTTTAATTTCGGATGAGAGTACCGCAAGCCCGCCGTCTACCCCCGTTATTTTAAATCAATTGATACCCCTTGCTAATGTGGAAAACGAAATAGTTTTGCCGTTGGGCACTAAATCTTTTTTATTGAAGGCTAGGAAAATTTGTAGACTTAAGCTAGCCTATGCGCAAGGGGAGACTTCGGTCGCATGGATTGAAATACCTCTGGGCGGGTTTTGGAAAGAAGTACATCCACTCGCTTCAAATAAAATATATTTACAATCGGATAGAGACAATCAAGTCATAGAAATTTTAACTTATTAAAGGAGTGATATATGTCGCACACTAGGGAAGTGTTTCCAATTCTAGAGGATATCGCAACCGAAGCCGGTGTAAATTTATCGCAAGCCGTACCCGGCAATGCGCCTACGGGCCGCAACGGGTTAATGGCTTTAGCGTTTAAAGACAACGCGGGCAATTTAGTTTTACCACAATTAACGAGCGAAGGGAAAATAGCGGTTGATTTTGAAGGTGCGGGAGTTTCTAAGTCCGCGACTTCCGACGGCGAAATTCCGGGCGCTGCGACTGAAACTGTGGTTGCGGAAGTTTCCCTTACCGCCTTAAAAACTTATGGGAAAATTCATGGTAATTGCGCTTGCTTTAAAGAGGCCATTTTTTATTTATATCAAGTTGATGATGCAACTGAGACTAAGATCGGTCATGCACTTGTAGGTCCCGGGCAATACACGTTTAAGATTGATCTTGGACAAAAAGAAATTGTAGCCGGTGCAACGGGCACTCAAAAGTTGTCATTGCGCGCTCTAAATTTAACAAGCAAGTTATCCGACTTCCTAGGTGATGTTGCTTGCTTAGAATTCGCGAGTTAATTTAAATGTCGCATATCGCGCCCGAGTTTGAAATAGGCAATAACGGGCAAGACCCCGTAATTGTTCAAGAGGTTTTAAAAATGCCCCCGCCTACCGATGTCAGTGGTAGTGCGGTTTTGTCATCCTTTGGCGCGATATCACAAATTAATTTTTTGGGAACGGGCACTCTTAGGTTTCAACTCCTCGGTACGTGGGTTGGAACTTATGTTTTTGAGGCGACTCTTGACGGAACTAATTGGTTTTCTGTGGAAGTTTTTAAAGATTCCACAAAAACCTATGTTACGAGCGCAAGCGCAAATGATACTTTTATATTTTTTGTCGCTGCATTTAAATCTTTTAGAATTAAAAATACTGCGTTTACTAGTGGCTCTACTAATTTTATTTGGTTTTATGGAATAGCAATTTTCAGCGAAAAAGTTGCAAGGGATTCAAGCGGTCGCCCACAGATACAAATTGTGGGAAGCGATGGGCTCTATAAAGCGACTGTAGACAGTGTGGGCCGAGTTGCGACTAATGCTAATGTCACTTTCCCTGAAGTGATTTATATAAAAACCGCGCTTTTAAATGGAAGTTCTAAGGCATGTGATGTTAACGGGTCTGTAACTCCTGTTAGTTTTCGGTTCACCCCATCTACTTATGTTTTTTATCTAGAGTTACTATCCTTAGTCATCGAGGACCAAGGGGACTTTACACCAAATTTATTCGGGAAATTAACCGCACTTACAAATGGGGTCCAAATAAACGTAAAATCTAAAGGGCAAACTTTTACTATCTCTAACCTTAAGGATAACGCTGATATCTATGGGACTTTTATCGAAGACCCCGCCGCACAATCGTTTTCGGCATTATTGCAAGCAAACCAAAATACGTATTGGGCAAGTTGGTCTTTACAAAACCGTATAGTTTTAGACCCCGCGCAAGGCGATTATTTAGAAGTTTTAATCAGAGACAATTTAAAGGGCCTAGATACTCTAAACTTTTATGCCACAGTATGGAGGGTGCTAGGATGATTAAACAAATATTATTAAGTTTGGGGGACTCATGCTAATACCTATTTTATATTGCGACCCAAGCGTGCAAGTTTTTGATCTTATCAGGTTCGATGCCACGAAGTCGCTTGCGGTTAGGGGCACGGTAGATCAAATAAATTCCGTCAAAATTCAATGTGGCATAGGTGGTGGGGATATTGATGTTTTTCACACTCTGTCTAAAAATTGGTTTTTAGATTTTGTTTTTAACTCAGAGGATAGTTTTGATTTCGACGCCTCTAACGGCGAGATACATTTTTTAATGAACGGGGTTACTTACTCGACTTTAGTCTCAGCGGGTGAGTATACACTTGCTAATCTACTTATAGAAATTAAGACTAAAATGGAGGCGGTCGCCTCGCCCTTATCGGTTTCTTTTGTGGTCGACTCAAGGAATCGAATCACCCTAACCCCTTCTATACCTTTGCAAGTTCTACCGAACCACAACGCAAAGGGCCTTTGGAAAAGTTTAGGTTTTTCAAAAGACGGGCAACTTGTAAGTGACCCGGTCGAGTTTGGATTTAAGAAAATTACATTAACTGTCGAAAGCAATTCAGAGAGTGCGCAAGTTGTTAAATGGGTTAAAGTTTATACTAAGTACGGAGACGCACTTTTTAGTGAAGACGGCGACATTGTAATTCACGAGCCCGACATAATGAAATGGCTCCCACAAGGCTATTCAACGTTTAATCACTTACACCGTGCGGCGCAAGAGTCTATTTTAGATTGGTGCGACCGACAAGGTTATAGAGACTCGTCGGGTTTAAAACTAAACAAATGGGCTTTTGTGGACAAATCCGACGTTCGAACGTGGTCGATGTATATTGCTTTAAAGTACTTTTGTTTAAGTGTAAGAAATCAAGAGACCGACGTTTGGCTAAAAAAATCGAATGAGTACGAAAAGTTAGAAATAAGCGCAAGGACTCGAGCGGTTTTAAGTCTTGATCTTGACAAAGACACTAAGCCCGATACGCCTCGCGGTCCTGATATAAACACGGGAAGGTTACTTTTCCGATGAGCTTTTCTAAATTACACCCGTACTTTGAAACTATTATGACCACAGTAGACCCGCTCTTTACAGAGTGGGAGGACGCCTTTAATGTGGCGAATATCCCGAGTTCTATTTTAGATATGGCTTGGCACTTTGAAGTTCTACCGTTTCGTTATACGGGGACCGCACACACTTGCTTAGGCTTTGAGTGCCCCGTTAAATTAAAAGCGTTTATAAAGGGATATCGAACCCCTAAGGACGCCGTTGACTCCGCTTTAGTTTTCGCCGAGGCTATTGTAAAAGAGGCGTGCTTGCCTTCTAACAGGTTGACTCAACCGACAATAAAAAATGTTTTGCCTTCGCAGATAACTGTGGATGCTTTAGCGCAGAGCAATGACAATACCGCCGTTTTGTCTATAGATTTTATTTGTACAGTTTACGTTTAACAATTTTAAAAGGGGTTTACCATGGGAGTAGAAAACATAAAAGTCGAAGCAATGAAAGTTTATTTTGGCCAAGATATCGCACAACAGGAAAAGATCACAATATCACCGGCAATTTTAAAAGCTGATCTTGCTAGTGCTTTTTTTGTTATTTACGCAGTTGCAGCGGGCGTGATTTCAAAGCACGTTTTTTGGTTTGATACCACAGGCACGGACGTTGCTCCGACAGTTGCCGGGGCAACTTTGCACAAAGTTGATATCTCAGTGGGAACAATTGATACCGCAGCAGAATATGCGGCAACTCTCGCGGCGGCAATGGCGCTAATTACGGCTTATACCGCTACTACCGCTTTAGACAATGTGGTTACTGTGGTTCACACTAACGTAGGGTATGCTCCCGCCGCGCATGATTCGAAAGACCTTTTAGCCCTTACAAATTTTGGTTTCACAATCGACGTGCAAGGGGACACAGAGGACGAAGTCGGTTGTATCGACGGGGACATTGAGCTTGCATTCGACGAATCATTCGTCGACGTGAAATGCCACGCGCACGGGGCCACAATGGTTGCACAACTTAAAAACGGCGTTAACTCTTCTGAGGTAACCTTAAACCTAGAAGAGCTAACTAAAGAGCGCCTTAAAAAAATGTTTGTTAAAACCGGCGGGTCTTTTATCCCTACGGGTGGAACAGAAGTTTTCGGTATGGGGACTTTTAAAGCGTTTGAAAATATGTTTAAGTTTGCAACTAAACTTCGTTTGCACCCCGTAAGACTTTTAGATGCAGATATTTCGGAGGATTGGAACTTCCACTTAGCACTTCCAAACTTAAAAGGGATTACTTTTTCAGGCGAGAAGGTTTTAACTCTTCCCGTGACTTTTAAAATCTATCCCGATGATACAAAAGACGCTCGAATTAGCTATTTCGCAATCGGTGACGGCTCTCAAAGTTTAGCTTAAATCAACAAAAGTTGTGGAGTTAATAGTTAATTCTACAACTTTAATTTACTTAATAGGAGTACAAGCCGAATGGGTTTTGTATATGAAGCTGAAAAATTGTCGCTTGAATATAATGGGGCCACTTATGAATTTAAAGCCCCTACCGCAAAACAACAACGCGCAATCGGAAACGCTTTTAAAAGCGCGGACGACGATACCGATGTTGTGGAAGTTTATATTGCGTTTTTTGTGGAGCTAGGTTTGCCGCGTGAAATTCTAGAAGAGATGACCCTAAATGGTCTTATATCTCTCATGAGTTATTCAGTCGGCTCAAAAAAAAATTAAGTTTTGAAGACATAAGGCTTGCAAAACTTGTGCGCTACTACGGTCTTTCAGTTAAAGAAGTTCAATCATTGCCGCCCATAACTTTAAATAGTTTGTGGTCGGCAATTGATGTGATCGAAGCGCAAGAGCAACTAGGTCTAATCAAAGCTTTACAGTTTCCACAATTAACAAATAAAGCGCGCTCCGATTTAAACCGACAACTTTTTAAACAAGCTTATCCTAAGACTATTTACAAGCAAGAGACTAAAGATGTAGCTTTTATGTTGAACACTCTCGGGGGCGCAAGTGGCAGACGAAAATAAAATTCAGTTAGACATCGAGATAAGTGAAAGCGCCACGGACAAAGCCTTTGGGATTGTTGACGAGCGTGCCACGAAGTCCGCTAAATCAAGTGCGGCGGTTTTCGGTGAATACTTTCAAAAGCAAGAGCGCGAACTTCAGGGCTCAATCGAAAGGATTGTGGGCAACTCTAAAGCGGTTGCACAAAAGAGCGCTCAAGAATCGGCATCCGTTTTCGCGGAAGCATTTAAAAAGCAAGACGCAGTTTACAGGGCTTCGGTAAAACAAAATATTGATAACGCAATTAATAGTCTTACCGGCGGTGATAAAATTAAGAAGAGTGCGGAGGAGTCCGCCGCTATTTTTGAGCAAGCATTCCAAGCACAATCTAAAAATATTTTTACAGGCGTTAATTTCACAGAACTTGCAGCAAAGTGGTATTTAGTAAAGCAGGCAATCGATGTGGTTAAACGCGGAGTCGAAGAGGTCTTTGGGGTCATACTCGAAGGTGAAGCAAAGATAAAACTCGAGAAGAGTTTTAATGCTCTTGCCGATAGCGCGCGAGTTGCCGCCGATGTTTTACGAGTAGACATGATGCAAGCCGTTCGTGGCCTTGTGGACGACGATAGACTCTTGCAACTTGCAAGTGAGTCCTTCGTTAACTTAGGTAACAACGCAAAAAAACTTCCCGACATCTTAGAGCTTGCTAGAAAAACTTATAGAATTTTCGGCGGCGATATTGTGGACAACGCCGGGAAAATCCAAAACGCTATTGTGAGTGGTAACACTCGCTCACTTAGGGCCATCGGCCTTTATGTGGACTTAGATAAAGCAATAACTAATTATGCTAGAAATATCGGAACGGTCCCCAAACTTTTAAGTGAAAGTGAAATTCAACAAGCTCGATTAAACGCAATCCTCGCAGTGGGTGAATCACGATTTAAAAATACGGTCGAAGCCTCAAACAGTGCTAAGGATTCACTTTTAGTCTTAAAAAATACTATTAAAGAGCTAGGTGATTCGGTTCAAGTATTTTTATCTAATAAATTTAGTAGTGGCATTTCAGATATTGCAACGGGCTTAAGCGCATTTTTAAAAGCGCAAAACGAACTTGCAAGCGGAAAACAAGCGGCGGACAGTGTGGAGACCTTAACCACAAAAATAAAAGTCCTCGAGGGCTCCGTCTCCTCTGCTAGAACTCAGCTTGAAAATTACAACGCGGTTGAAAGATTTATATTAGGTACAGATACACAAGCCACAATTGACAGAGGCATCATAAAGATTGAGGCACTTCGAAAGAAACTTGCGGAACTTGTTATTGATCAAGACAAACAAAAAGCCGCTCAAAGTAATGTGGCACCGCCTGAAATTACCGATACAAATAACGCCGCATTTATTCAAGCCCGACAAGAGCTTGTAAATAAAATAAAAGAATTAAACTCGCAACAATCGGCGAGTGAAGTCCAACTTGCGCAAGAGCGCGTAAATGTTTTGAATTCGCAAGCCAATGTGGAAAAACTTTATTATGAGCAAAGGAAGCAAGCCACTAACGAGTTTGCAACTCAGTCGGCGGCGCTTGAAAAATTCTATTTAGAAAACGGGATTCAAGACGAAGCCTTAAGGCAAAAAGGCCGTGAGTCTTTAGACGAAGCCCATTATAATAAATTACTTTCGTTAAAAGAAAACTATCAAAGGGCCTCTAAAAATTCGACCGATCTTTTCACCCAAGACCAGTTTAATACCTTTATTTATTTAGCCGGTATTGTGGAAGTGGCTTTTGATAACATGAGCAAAAAGGTAACGATAAATTTAACAGAAGTTACTAAGAAAGTTATGCAAGCCGGGGCCGCGATTGCGGTCGAGATCGGTAAAAATCTAGGGGCTAGTTTAATTCAAGGTCAGGATGCTTGGGCGAGTTTTAAAACTAATATTTTAAATATCATCGGGGACATGCTGATTTCGATCGGGTCTCAAATGATTTTAACGGGGCTCGCGATTGATGCGCTTAAAGCCTCACTCCTAACTCTAAACGGGGCCGCAGCGGTTGCCGCAGGTCTTGCGCTTGTCGCAGTCGGCGGAGCCCTTAAAGCATCAGCCACACAAGGGGCGTCCACGGGCAATCTTAGCAGTGCGGGCGGAGGTTCGGCGGCTTATACCCCCGGAACCGAGAACACTATAACTTCACCGACTAACCCTGAGGATACAAAACCCACGACACCACAAACGAATGTTAACCTAACAATCAACGGCAATATTCTAGACCGCCGTGAAACTGGACTTGAGATAGCTCAAATTTTACAAGAGCAATTTTCTCAACAAGGTTTAGTTATACAGGGGGCTTAATTGGCACTTTTAAAACATTCACTTTTTTATTATGGCCACAAAATAACTGCGTCGAATAATACCCTTAATTTTAAAGAGGGTGTGGGGCCTGAGTTAACGGCCACAATCCCCGTAGGCTCTTACACCTTGTCTAGATTTGTGGAAAAGGTTGTCGCGGCTCTAAATACCGCAAGTGCTCTAAACTGGACCTATTCACTTAATAGGTCGACAAGAGTTGTAACACTAATAGCAAGTGGTACAGCCTCAATTTTATTTCAAACAGGGACAAGCGTTGAGACGAGTTGTGCGGCCCTCTTGGGGTTTAATCCACTAGATAAAAATAATTTACTTAATTTTGTGGGGGACTTCGGAAGTGGGTCTGAGTGGGCTCCACAGTTTCCTTTGCAAGATTATAAGGGAAAAGATTTTAATAAGCGCTTAGTCAACGCGGTTGTTAATAAGAGTGCAACGGGGGACTCAGTATCTATCCAAAGTTTTGGAGTCGACCGACTAATAAAATGTAATGCAAAGTACATTAATAATTATACAGGCTTTGGGGTTATGCGAGAAGACCCGAGCGCGGTTGAGAGTGCTTTATCTTTTATGGACTACGCGGTTGAAAAGAACCCCATGGAATTTATGGAGGATGCAAGCACCCCTTCGATATTTGATAAGATTTATTTAGAATCAACGGGCCAAGGTTCCGACGGCACGAGCTACGAGTTGACGGAAAACCTCACACAAAACTTGCCGGGGTTTTACGAGACTGGTCTTTTAACATTTAAAGTAATTAACTTGGAGTAATTAAAATGACGGTAACTAACGGGCAACTTGCGAACCAAACAACTTTTAACACAGCCTTTATGTCTAGGACGGCTTCGGATACTTCGACCGTTGCTGTGGTTAAACTTGAAAGTAGCGCGCCGAATAGCGGGCCTACGGTTAACAATACTCAGAGGGCAATTAATAAAGCTTTTGATTCCGATGGCACTCTTAGCGAAAGCGATGCAACCGCAAAAGTTTATTCGTCCACAAATTATATCGCGGACGGAGATAGTAGGAAAGCAGCAGTCGGAAAACTCGACACACAGTTAAAGCAAACTCAAGATGACCTTGATCTTGACGAAGTTATAATCGCCGATCACGCCACTCGAATAGATATCATTGAGAACTTAAACTCAACTTTTAATGGCAATAAAAACTTTACAGGTAACGTAACTGTCCAAGGGGACTTTACCGTTAACGGAACTACAACCACAGTCAACTCGACAGACTTGCAAGTTGTTGATCAAAATATTTTAGTTAATAAAGACGGCAATGACGCAAGTGCCGAAGGTGCCGGACTAGATATAAAACGGACCACAAATAATGCAGCGATTAGATTCGATTCGGGGCTTGCGTCCATGTTTAAAATTGGGCTTCTAACCGCGCTCTATGAAATTGTGGTTTCAGGTGTGGCTCAAGTTATTTCAGGACTTAAGTCTTTTGTAGACGGTATAAAAACAAATGCAATCGATGAGTATACTTTAAACGCAGGGGTTACGATTGAAACCGTTTTAATAAAAGACGGCAACGTTGACGGACGGGATGTGAGCGCCGATGGTATAATCCTAGATCTATTAACACCTGCAAACAAAACCGAAACCGTTGCGGCGGCGGGAAGTTTTACGAGCCCCACAAAATACAAAGAAAAATATTTAATCCAAAGCACCGGCGGTGCGGTGACCACAAGCACAACTCCGGTTGGTACAAGTTCACCGCCCAATGGCACGCGACTTATTTTTGTGGGTCAATCGAACGCTAACCCCGTAACTTTTCCTTATGCTGATATTGCTTACGGGTTTCTTTTAAACGGGGATAGACAGTTAAAGCTTGGTGATATCTTAGAAGTAGAGTTTGATTTAACTCTACAAAGATACTTACAAGTTTCTGTAAACGATTATAGTTTAACTTAAAAAGGAGTGTGGTTTTATGTTTAAAAAATTAATGATATTTATAATACTATTTAGTCTTGCGGTACTCGCAGGACCTACAGTTATACATGATGTAAACAAATTATATTTTACGGCTACAACTTCGGGAAACAAAATTGGTATTGTAGCGCCTGCGACTTTAAGTCCTAGTTATAATTTAACATTGCCTCCCGATGATGGCAGTTTAAACCAAGTTTTAACTACGGATGGGTCGGGAGTTTTAACATGGGCCGCACCTACAGGAGGCTCGGGCACGCCGGGAGGCGCAAGCGGAAACGTGCAATATAATAACGGAGGGGCCTTCGGGGGTAGTAATGATTTTGCGTGGGATTATACTACTAAATCCTTATTATTGAGCAGTACGGTCTCAGCTTGGCCCGCTAGCTTTACTGCGTTAGAAATGGGGAATACTCCGTTTATTGTTGGTCAGGCCTCAAATGGGTTACTACATATCGGGGGTAATAATTATTTTAATGGAACTAATTATGTATATAAAAATACTGGACCGGCTACTGATCACTACATGTTAAACGGTGAGTATGTGTGGCGAAATGCCGCCTCAGGAACTGCGGGAAATAATATTTCTTTTACTGACCGAATGAAATTGGATGCATCCGGCAATCTAGGAATAGGTAAGACTCCCGTAGTTAAGCTTGATCTTGCGGGGGGCCGAAGTCACTTCGCCGCGAATAGTGAAAATTTCTCAGTGGGCGTAAAATATAATGATGCCGCTTCGCCGTTTTATCTCGGGGCTACAAATAGCGCAACGCCAGACTTGCTATTTAGTAACTCCGGAGGCGCGGAGAAAATGCGAATAGCTGACAATGGACGTGTCTATGTAAATTCGGTTCATAATAACGCCGGAGGTTGTAGTGGTACAACGAGCGAAATATGCTCCGGGACTTATACACCTACATTAGTTAATCTTGCTAATATTTCGGCGAGCACTGCTAACGTTACGCTCTACTATCGTATTGGAAACATGGTGACAGTGAGTGGGGTGATGTTTGTAACTCCAACCGTTAGCGCGGCGGCATCTAGAGTTAGCTTTTCATTGCCCATCGCAAGCAATTTTACGAATGTCATACAATGCACGGGAACCTCAACTACTCAAGGACTTACCACTGCCCCCGTATACTCCCCGGGAGCTATTTTTTCTAACAATTTAAACGACAATTGTGAAATCAACTTTATTGGGAATACAACGTCTTCTGTTAACACAGTTTTTACTGCAACATACCAAGTATTATAAACAAGGGGTATTTATGAACTTAACAATCGGCATAAGCGAGCTAGTTACTTTTGTAAGTGCTCTCATACTTGGGATTATATGGCTTATACGCTTAGAAGGAAAAGTTAGTTACGGCGAGACGATGCAAAAAGAACTTTCGGGTGAAATAAAAGATTTACGCACAAAACACGAAGCTTTAGATTCAAGGATTGTGGACAAACTAAGTAATGTCGAAAAATCTTTAGCAAAAATTGAAGGTAGACTTTCAATTAATAAAGGGCAGGTAGAATAATGGCAACGTATAGTAGGGGCACGGTAAGTGCTTTCACTCAAGTAAATTTATCTTTATCGGCGAATGTGACTAACTCGACAGTTGTCACGGCGGGGGCAACCGAAAAAGTAAAAGTAAAAGTTTTAGTTATGAAGTCCTCAACCGACTCAAACGGGCGAGCGATCTTTGAGATAGTAAACCCCACGACTAGTGCGGTCCGAAGAGCTACTTCGTCGATTAGGTTTAGACCCTTGCCGACAACTGCGACCCTACTAAAAGGGACTAGCACCGACGGGCAAGATGAGTATAGTGTTTATTATAACTTAGACCCCGTTATCGTGGAAAAGAACACTTTAACTTTTGAGTTATACCCCGGCGAAATTTTAAGATTGTCCACATTAAACTTAAGCGGCGGCAACGTTGGGGATATCGCGCTAGGTGTGGAAAGATATTCTGCAAGCTAAAAAAATTAATTGCATAGTAAATAAATAATTATGCACTAACTAAAAGGAGCTTATGAAATGAAACCAGAATTAAAATATGAAAACGGAAAGCTAGTCATTAAAGCCTCTATCGGTGTGGACAATGACCATGACGGTAAATCCTCTTTAGCGGTAGGCTTACAAGTCGAAGTGGACGCGGTCGAAGCTATCGGCGAAATTATGAAAGACGAAGTTCCCGGTTGGCTTAAAGATCTAGTCGCGGCGAAGGCTTAGTTTTTATGCCTGCGTTTATAATGGTTTTTCTAAAATGGGTCGGTACGGTTTTTGTAAAATATATTATTACAACGCTGCGGGATTTAATTAGTAGCTATATAAAACGCAGGCAACAAAAGTTAGAGCAACAAAAAAAGGACAAAGAAAATTTAAAGCGTTACGGCGAAGCCATTAAAAAAGGTAACGCCGACGAAGTCAGAAAGGCAACCGATGCGTTACTTAATGATGATTAGTTTTTTATTTATTCAAGGGTGTGCGACTTGCAACATCGACACACCGACCACGCAACTTAGACAAATTTTAAAGCGCTTAAATAAGTGCGACGTGTACTCAATAGAGTACGGGGACAAATTAAAATTTAAGTTAGAAAAAGAAATAAAGCTCGAGGAGTGTCTTGCCGACGGCAATTTTGTGGTTACTGCAAAAGAAATTCAAGAGCTAAAAAATAGTTATAAAGACGCAAAAAAATGTATTACTGAAAAATGTAAACAGTAGGGGTTTAGATTATGGCAATTGAGTTGACGGAAAATACACAACTAAAAGCCGACGCGCCCATTCAGTTGCCACAGTTGGTTTTAGAAATTGACGGCGTACCTAATGTTTATGGTGTGGGCGCAATTAAAAAATATGTTCGTATCGGTGCGCCCGGTTTATTAATAGGTGATGACTGGTCTATCGGCGGCCTTAACGCCTATGAAAACCAAGTGGACTTAATAGATTTAAACGGAAGCTCGAACTCTATCTCTCAGCAACTCTTGCAAGACAAGGGCGGCACAAGTTCCGTTGCTTCAATTCAAATGAGCCTTATAGATAAAAACGGTTTAATTACGGAGCTTATAACTCCCGGCTTAGTTGTCGAGGATATCTTGGGCCGAAAGGCTAGCGTCTATTTAGGATATCAAGAGACCGCTTGGCCTCAAGATTTTGTAAAAATATTCACAGGTATTATTGACGAGATATCGGGCGGCCCCACAATTATTTTAAATATTGCGCACCCCGAGCAAAAAAAGCGTACCGAGTTATTTAGTAAAGTCACAACTAAGCTCACGCAAGATTTTAAATTTAGAAGTGAAAAAATTCAGCACATCGTCTATGCAACTCGACGGGATGTTGTGGGAACTGTTAATATAACTTACATTGCAGGCGGCACCGCCGGGAGTGAGATAGTAACCGTTTCCGGAAACAATATCACGGTTCAAATAGAAGTGACGAACACAAAGGCTCACCACATAAAAGCACAAATTGAAAAATCTATTCAAGCATTAGCCCTCATTGATCTAGCCATTGAAAGCGGTTTTTCTAACGAGTCACAAGTGGCGCAAGCATCAACTCCTCTCTTGTCGGATACGACAATAAATGTGGAAACGACAAAAGGCTTTTTACTTCCTGAACCCACGGAAGGGTTTTTAACTTATGTTAGAATCCACGACGAGGTTATTCAGTACACCGGGTTAACAGACACCACACTAACGGGTTGCACGCGCGAGGCGTTTGCCCTTGTAGATGAGAGGTCCGAAGGCGCACATCATAAGTCGGGCTCGACGGTTGATTCGTTTTACCGCATTCAAGGAAGTGCGCTTGATTTAGTTTTAAAAATGTTAATTTCGGGCGGCCCTGAATATTATAAGACCGGGATAGGTATTAAGACCTTTGTTGAAATCGAAGGCGTAGGAAGTATTTTAAACGCTTTTTATATTGAGTCTATAAATATTCAAGATGCTTATGGGATAACAATCGGAGACATGGTCACAATCATTGACGATATTAATCCCACAAATAATGTGGTTGACGCTCTTGTTGAGGATATCGTCTCAACTCCTTATGGCTCTTATATATCTCTATCAGGTGTTACGTTTATACCAAACACCACAACGGAGGCCACAGTAAGTTTTAAATCTAAGTGGAACGTGTGGCCCACGGGTTTAGGTTTAGGCGGCGATGAGGTCGACGTGCCCGAGTTTGAAAGAATTAAAGAGGTCTTCTCGAGTGGTCTTTTAGATTATGATTTTTATTTAAAGGATACGGTTTCGGCAAAGGACTTTATAGATACTGAAATCATGTTTCCCACAGGGGCCTTTTCACTTCCGCGAAAAGGTAAAATTTCTGTGGGCTATACTTCGCCCCCAATAAGTTTTGATGCCCCGAAGGTATTAGATTCAACTAACACCACAAAGCCCGATCAAACTAGAATCCGTCGGAGTATTAATAAATATTTTTACAACAATGTTTTATTTCAATTTAACGAAGCGGTTGTTGACGACCTATTTTTGTCAGGGGACTTAGAAGTAAATCAAGAGTCTAAGAATAGAATTAAGATCGGCAATAAAACTTTAGTTGTTAAAGCCCGGGGGCTAAGACCCTCGCCCGAAGCAACAACAATTGTGGAACTACTGAAAAGAAAATTTCAAGATAAATATAAATTCGGAGCCGAATCAATTTCAATGTTTGCTTTTTACGGCACAACTTTCGACACCGACATTGGAGACGTTGTAGTCTTCGGGGACTCTACCTTACAACTCCCCGATACTAAGAAGGGCTCTAGATCTTTTTCGCCCCGACTCTTCGAAGTCGCTAACAAGTCTTTAAGTATAAAGTCCGGCGAAGTAAAACTAGAACTCATTGACTCGGGCTACTCTTTAGAAAATGCAAGATACGGCGTGGTGTCTCCGTCTTCAATCGTGGGTGTGGGTTCAACTCTGTCCACAATTAAAATAATAAATTCGTATGAAACCGTTGCCCCTAGAATTGAAAAGCAAAAGTGGAAGGGATTAGTGGGCCAAAAAATAATTGTGCATGATGAGGATTGGGATTTTATTGCTGAGACGGTACTCGTAGGTTTTTCAGATAGCGACAACTATTTAATGCTTGTTGACCCCGCTCTTCCTTGGGTGCCCGCAAGCGGATATGTCATCGATGTTGCGCAATACCCGGCAACTAATAACCCCGAGGACAACGTAGTTTTAAAGCGCCGTTATGTGTACACCAACCCCACGGTTGACGTTGTGTCCGGCGCTTCACAAACTCAATTTGATGTGGCCCCTGCGGACATAGGAAAATTTTTAGTTGGGGCTTCACTGATGATTCACGACATACCCTATGATATTATTTCAAACGAGGTTAAAGTTTTAAGTGTGTTAGGTAACACGGTAACCACAGACGAGGCCCTCGGGTTCACTCCTCTTGTGGGGTATGAAGTTGAACTCATAGGGTTTTTAGATAGCGGCGCACCTTATAGATTTTTATAAATAAAAGAGGTTTAAACATGGCGACTTTAGTAGCGGATTTAAAAAGATTTATAACAGGCATAGAACTTAAAGGCGGAACGGCATCGGTGAGCGAATCGACGTGGCGAAAGATTGCGGGAATGGTTAATTTTTTAGGCCATAGAGTGCACCAACAAAAAAACTTTTATATTAATGGGCTTTACGGGAGTATCCCCTCGGGCTCATTCCCTTTTTATTTTACCGACGGCCTAGCGTTTTTCGAATTCGACGCCGAGATCTTTAACGTGTGGGTGTTTAATGTAACCCCCGGAAGTTCGGGAACCACAGAATTAGATTTAAAAATTAAACCCAAAAGCTCGGGCGCGTTTACTTCGATATTTTCCACAACTCCAAAAATAATAAGTACCGCAGCGGCGGAAGTATTCTTTGAAGTGGGTGACACGGGCGTCGGCATAACGGCCCCCGTACTTGTTGGGGGCGTGCCTTATAATGTGAATAGAGGGGATGCTTTAAGACTAGATCTAATAAGCGCAATGGTCGGCGCTGAGAACGCCGGGGTTGTGGTTCACTTTCGGCCAAGATAAACTTGGATAGCTTTTTCGAAAAGCTCTTGGATAGTATGTCCTTTAAGCTCTAACTTTTCAGTTAGGGCTTTTTTTGTTGCAGTATCAATTCGGGCCATTACGCAATGCTTAGTTCTCTTCTTAGTTTTCGACACGGATAGGCTCCATTTCATTAATTAAATTTTTAACTCTTTCTAAATCTTTTGTAGTTTCTAAAACGGCTAGTCGGTCTTGTGCATCAAGAGACTCAAAGTCTTTTAAGAGATGCATAATCAATTTAGTCAGCATGTATTTTAGTTTTATTAACTCGTCAAGTGTCATTTTTAAACCCCTTTTACCACGAAATAGATAGATATGATTACAATAATGTGGGCAATTATAAAAGGTATCGTACTTTTAAAAGTTGCAATCATTTTATTTACCGCCTTTCATAATCTATTATAACAAGATGCTTGCAAATTGCAAGCATCTTTGGAAAAGCGTTTTATCTTGATACTACGCTTTATACTCGAACGGTTTTAAAAAACCTAAAACATGCATGTCACCACTTGATTTCATATTACGTTCACAAACATAAACCCCGCCGCCGTCTCTTACAACTTCACCTTTGGGGCCTATACCTTTTGTGGTATTGCCTTCGATTGTGAGCATCATAGCCGACGAATTGTGGTCAAGTAAAACTTCTAAGAAAACCCCGGTGTGTCCGCTCTGAGAAGTTCCATGTTGCCATATAATTATTGCACCCGGTAAAGGGAAGCTTTGCACTCTTGCTTTTTTATCCGTCTTATCCCACACGGTGAGGCAATGCTCGCTTGGAAAGATAGGAGAGACAACCGCAAGCTTATACTCCACATAAGCAATCAAAGTTTGCAGTAGTGCCATGCACCACGCCTCTTGGGAATGCGAGCCAATAGTCTCTTGGATAAGCTCCACAAGAGGGCCGCTATTGTTGCCGCCCTCTTCCCGGATTCCCACACAAACCCGGGCCGCTTCAATAAAAAGAAGTCTTGGGTTATTATCGTCAATAGCCTTTTGGGCCATACCGACCTTAGCTAGTTTTTTATCTAGAAAATCAATCATTTTTGGTTCAATTTTTCGTGCAATCATTTTTTTGCCGCCTTCTTTTTAGTAGTCTTTGCGATGTTTAAAGCAATCGCAACCGCTTGCTTTTGTGGTTTACCTGATTTCATTTCGGCCTTAATATTTTTGCTTATAGTTTTTTTACTATAGCCTTTTTTAGTTGGCATAAATAACACTCCTTTATTTATTTACGATAACGATATCCCGACCAACCTTCGACTTTCAAGGGTAAATCTTGACCCCACACGGGGCGCATAGACATTAACTCTACAAATGCCTTATCATCCCCGCTTGCGCTTTCGGCCAGTATCTCATCATGTACCGAGATAAGAACCTCGTAATCGTGGTTCTCTAGTCGAAGCTCGGCCTCTTTCATACAGTCCCTAGAGATAGCTTGCACCACGTTTTCAGTGAGCTTACCCCCGTAGGTTGCCGAATGAACCCACTTCTTTGTTAAGGAGTCGACCCCCCAATGATAGAGTTTAGAATGAGTTTGCCCCCAAGGTGTGGACTCTTGGTGAACCACGGGGCCATAGTAGGAAAGCTTTCGGCCCGAAGGAAGTTCGCAGAATAAGAAATCCCCTTGCACATACCATGACACCCGGTTGACCGTAACTCTCTTTTTACTTTCAACCGCATAGATTGCGGCCTTCTCCATATTGTACCAAACTTTGGGGACCTTCGGGTACTTCTCTCTAAAAGCGGTATGAGCTTTTTTTGCAAGCTCCTCACTAATATCTAGCCCATTATTTTTCGCAGTGATCACAAATTTATTTAAGCCCATTTGATAACCACAGGCTAGAATCACTTGCTTACCGACTTGTCGTTTATCAGAGCCGACCTCTAGATAAGGCACGCCGTAGATTGTGGAGGCCATAGACTTATAAGGGTCAATGCCCTCTTCATATTCTTTTAACCCCGCAAAGTCTTGGGCTACCCACAACAAGACGCGGGCCTCAATCGAGTTCCAGTCCCCACAATATAATTTCTTACCCTTTGTGGGAATGATCACACCACGAAGAGCGTTTGAGAGTAGGTCCATGGGGCGGCCATAAAGCATGCGAAGCGTATCAAGGTCTAAATTTTTTATATCCTCGAAATACTCCTCAATCATTTTATAACTACCGCGCGGGAAGTTTTGCGGTTGCACGCCTTGACCGGAATCGCGCCCGGTCGAAGCCCCACTAAATAATAAGTTATCTCTTACACGCTTATCATATATGTCCATGCGGTTCGTGAAGGCTTGAAACTTACTTGTGGAACTTTTCCCTAAGCTTTGCCGTATCTTTAAAACGTCAAGGACCTCTTGATTTTTTGCTAAGTTCTCAGACTCAATAAATTTTATAGACTCTTCGACCGTTTTCTTTTGTAAGTTAGGTAAGATAAAACCCTGATCGGTGAGCCATGCTTGAAAGTTCTTTGTCTGCTTCGCGGTCTGGACCCAACCAAAAGTTTTAGTCTTAAGCTGAGTCTCTAAAAACTTCTCTTCGTCGTTAATTAATTCAAGAGCTTTTTTAACCAAGATGTGGTCAATCATAAAGCCGCGTTGATTTTGTTTCTGGTTAAGTCTCCAGTATTCGAATTCAGTTCTAGTAAATAGTTTATATTTAGCGAGCCTAAAGTATAAATCCTCTTCAGAAAATAAATCGGCTTTGCAATAAGCGTAGAGACGTTTTAAGTTCTCGTCCGACTCGGCCCACTCAATCCATTTATTTATGTCATTGATAACTCTTTTAGGTTTACACATTAATAATAAAAGCTTTTTACCTTCCACATCTTTTTTAAACCCAAGCCCTAGCGCTTCGCCTGCGCCTTCTAAAGATCTTGGAAGGGCCGCAATCGAGCATAGTGACAAGGTACATATCCATTTTTCGATAGGAAGTGCAGGCAAAAAGCGCCCGATAGATGTTGTTATTAAAAGACAATACTTCCATATTGCTTGCTCGAACCCGGCATTGTGGGCGATTACAAAATCACAGAGACTTAAAGCTTTTATAAAATCTTGAATGTCTTTTTCGCCGCCCGTGTAGATGGTAGAGTACGGGATTATGTGGGATACTTTTTCACCGACGATTTTCCAACCGATGCAAAGGATTTCTGTCGAGTCATGTTTAGCGTAGATATGTTGACCGGAGGTTTTTAAATTACACCTAGAGCGTGTTTCGAAATCTATAATTATTTTCATAAGACACCTTTAAAATGAAACTACTCTTAGGGGGTCTTACAACCAAAGTCTAGTCCCCAAGAGTAGAGTTTTAAAACTATAAAAAGTCTAAGTCGCTATCGTCGTCGGTTGAGATATCCTCATCGTCGTCGTCATCAAGACTTTCAAAGAATTCATTAATGTCTGCGCGCTTCGTGAACCGCTCGCCCTCTTCGACCTTTTGAACTGCAAGCAAGTTAAAGCCAATGCCCCGCTTTATGATATTTCCTTTTTTATCTTTATACTCCCAAGCATAAGGACTTAAAAGCGCTCTTACATAACAACCGCCGTAAACGATATCCTCGCTCATAACAGGTTTAACTTTTTTGTCCACAACTTCGGGTTGATATTTTGTGGAAGCACTTACAGCGATACAACCTTCGTACCCGTCCATGACTTCGCCCTCGGCGTTAGTCTTCTCTTCGCCGTCTTTAAAGGGCATAACAAAACGACTCTTGTCTTTAGCAAACTTTAAAAAGTTTTCCTTACCCCAAAAATCAACGCCCACTTTAGCGCAAGCATTTTTTAAATCTTTAATGTCCACATTTTTAGGAATTAAAAATTGCGCGGAGAACCGAGCCTCTTTGTCCTCATACGCTACGGGTTCGAATAATTGTGGAAAAGATAAACGCGCTTTAGGCGTTACTATTTCGTTTCGTTTTTTACTTTTATCGTCGGACACATCGGCCCCCTTGTTAGTAAAACTTCTCAACCCAAAATTTGAAGTCATAGTTATATTAGTTATATTAGTTTAATGCGCTTGGGGTGCATTAAGTTATAATTGAAAAAGCACTCTCAGCGCGAGACTTTTGTTTAGTCTTTAACGCCGGACAAGACTTGTTAGCAATACAAAAAAAGCAATGCTCGCCCGCGTTTAAATCCGTTTCAGGACTTGCAAGCTCACACGCAGTAACCGCACGTTTAAAAATCCCTTCCCACTCTTTTAAATAATCCATAGAAAATTTAAACGAACGAACGGGTTTACTTTCAGAGCGCGGTTGATAAATAGTAGTAACCACATTGTCTAGATCAAACTTTAAACGGGTCGCAATACCTAAAGCATAATAAATCATTTGTGGGTTATCCTCGGCACTCACATCTTTTCGACCATACTTTAAATCAATGACGTGCAATGTACCGAAGGGCTCCACAATTGCAACGTCCACAGTGCCGAACGCATCGCTTGCATGCACTTGCGGAAGTTGAATCTTTTCTTCGACTAATAAATCAAAACCTTTTTTAATTTCAGAGCGCACAAACGCCACAAACTTTTCAATGTGAAAGCACATCTCTCTATTATACCCGTCACGCGGGTCTTTGAAATGCTCCACGACACTTTTAATACCAGTGTTTAAAGCGTACTCCATAAGAGTATGAGCTTTAGTTCCCTCGTCTGCGGCCTTTGACGACGACGGTTGTGGTAAACCCTCACACCTCTTAACAGAGCCCGGACACTTTAACCAACGGTAAGCAGAGCTTGCGGCGTACTTTGCATGCTTTTTCATTTAGATATGCTTTGAAGTAACTTCAATAAATTTTGAGTACTGAGCTTTTTTTAATTCGGGAAGTGATTCAACCTTAAACTTTTTTAATAATAAAAGAGTTTTATCTTTTCCGTGCTTTGCCGCAAACTTCTTAACCACACCACGAACGTCGTCTATAGTAGGCTCTAAAGGCTTTTCGTCCTCTGCGGCCTCTTCACTAAACAAATCGTCCATGTCTATATCTGTGGACTCTTGCTCGTTAGCTTCCACAACTTTAGGAGTTTCTTTTTTAGCTACGCCTTTTTTAGACGCTCTTTGTTTTACTGGAGCCTCTTCGGGTTCGTCGTTAACTTCTGGTTCAACGGGCTCTTCGCTTGTAGGGCGTTGAATGTTGATAGACTCTAAACGTGTAACCACACTTTCAAGCTTTGCAAGCCACTCTTTACTTTCCGCACCCACTAATAAAGCTAATTCTAACTTTGCCATTTTTTAAATCTCCACTTGATTGATAGACCGAAATTGGTCCATTTTTATTTTAAGGTTTTCGCTCTTAAGTTTTTCTATTTCGCTCTCAAGTTCATAGTTCTTTTTCTTAATTTTTTCAAAAGATTTTAATTTCGATTCTAACAAGTTGCTCCCGATCACTTCTAAAGAGTTCGCAATTCTACTGAAGTGATAGCAGAGAACCACGAGAGATAAAAGGAGGATGCAAGCAATAGATATGGTTTCCATTTACGCACCTCTCTTAAAAAGTTTGTTGTAAATAAATTCACCCACAACAAAGGGAAAACAAATGGGCCATAAAAAAGATATAAAGAGAGTGAAGCCTAAATCGGAATGACTATCCTCCATGTAAGCAATTAATATACCCGTAACCACAAAATATAAAAACACCCCTAAGAAAATATAAATCAATGCGCACCCCCGTGAATAATAGAGTTAATGTTTAATTGTTTACGTTTAATTGACTCTAAAATTTTATGATCAAGCGAGCCGGGGTAAACTAAAAAGGTTGCTTGCACGGATCGAGTTTGCCCGATTCTATGGACCCTTGCGATTGCTTGCTCATTGTCCGCAGGCACCCAAGAGGGCTCCACAAAAACCACACGATTAGATTTTGTTAAAGTAACCCCAACCCCTGCGGCCTTGATGTTACAAATTAAAACTTGCACTAGCCCATTTTGAAATGATTCAACTATACTTTGCCGCTCACTCGTTGGAGTACTTCCCGTGATTACTTTTGTGGGAAACTTTTGGCCCATGTAGTTACCTAATAATTCTATCAAAGTGTTATGCCATGCAAACACTAAGAGGGGCTCACCTTCCTTGCACATATCATTTATAATTTGTGAGGCTTGATCTAGTTTTTTAAACCCTATCTCTCTCCTTAGAGTTGCAAGCTCCCCTAGCGTCTTAGCGTCTTGCACTTCACTAGTTGCAAGCATGCGCTCTAGATCTAGTTTAGTGTAAAGCTCCTCTTCTTTTTTAACTAACCGCTCACCCCTGTTATCAGCAAGATAAATATATTTTGTAGGTAACTTCTCGGGCAAGTCCACACAATCCTTAAGCTCTTTCACAAACATAAAATTATTAGTCATTCGCCTGTGGAGTTCTACCGTATTGCAAGCACCTTTATATTCCCAACCAAAATGATTCTCTCTACCGCCACAAAACTTAACCCCAAAGAAGTGTTGCGACATGTGGTCAATCGAGTCAGGTGCAAGCGTACTCAGAGCGGGCCACAATTCCATAGGACGATTAGGCATTGGGGTGCCGGACAATAAAACCATGCGCTCACTTATAGAATGGAAAGATTGCCACTCATACCACTTATGGTTAGCGTGAATTCTACCGCCGAAAAGAGACTTAGTTCTTTTAGCTTCGAAACTTTTAAAGTAATGAGACTCGTCCACAATCACCCACTTAAATTTTATCCCCATTTTAAAAAACGAATTTCTAATAGGCATAACGTGCATGAGGCTTGTTGGCATTAAATAAATATCCATTCCACTTTGAACAATAGATTTCGTGGACTCGATCACTTGCAATTTATAACTGTATACTAACCACTTCGACAACTCGATGACCCAATTAGTAACTAAAAATTTAGGACAAATAATAATTGTGGGGCCTTGATCGGCATTCATACAAAGAGCACTTGTGATTGTCTTTCCGGTGCCCGCTTCCATTGCGAGATAAGAATTCTTTCGAGTCAGCACCCACTTGCAAGCATCTACTTGATGTAGATAGGGTTTAAGATCTATAGGCCTTTTTAGTTTACGAAAATCAAAATCAATTTCTAACGCCACTTAAGCCCCCGCCTCGCGTAAATATTATTTTATCTTGACTATGTTTAGAGTTTATAAACATTATTTGCATACTTAGTAATCATGCAACTAAAAAGAAGGAGTGCTTGCGATGAGTCAAAAAGTTTTAACCCTTGTCGAATTTATAAAAATACACGGGTCCACAAAAATTTCTAAAAATTTAGGAATATGCCTTTTAACGGTTGCCCACTGGTCTAATAGGTATCGTTTCCCAAAACCCCCTACCGCTAGGGCTTTAATTAAATTAAGTAAGGGGACTCTTACTTATGATTCGATTTACGGTCCCTATGAAAAAGATTTCGATTTAGCTCAAGTAAAGCACTTAAAAAAAGTTAAACAAAAACACTCAATGGAATAACCACAATGAAAATGCATCAAGTTGAGGTTGATATCACAGAAGAGCTAAACAGAAAATCAAGAGAAGCATTAGTAAAGTGTGGCTTTGAAAGTTTAGTTAGAAATTTAAAGTTGCCCCACGAACCCTCGGTCATAAACCCATTGATAGATTTTGCGATAGAAATGTTTCGATGGGGCGCAGACTTTGGCTCCGAAATTACCGCAAGAGAGATAGAGAGAATTCAAAATATTTACGACCCAATCCCGGAAACTAAAAAGCATTAAAAATTAATTTCATTCTGTAGAGGGGACGAAATGGAAAGCGCATCGATAGTAAGGCCCATGCACGACATGGGCTTTGCCCTTATATACCTATTGCCGAAAAGTAAACGCCCTCTTGCGACTAAGTGGACCGAAGGCCCACGGATGTCATGGGCGCAATTCGATAAAGATTTTAAACAGAGTTATAATGTGGGCGTCAGGTTGGGGGGCGCATCGAAGTTTGAAGACGGAACTTTCCTTTGCGTCCTAGACTGCGACGTTAAATCCCGTGAGCCCAAGCATTTAAAAGAGATGCAAAAAGCATTAGACAATTTTTGTGGGGTTTCTGATTTTGCACCGAAAGTCTTAAGCGGTCGCGGCGGGGGGTCTTGTCATATTTACGTTCGTACCCCGTCGCCGCAACAAAGTTTCAAAGCACTTAGGTCAACAAGTCGTATTAAAGTCTTTATGCCTTCTGTGAGCCCAAGTCAAGCCGACCGTGAGGGCTTGAATGAAAATGAAATTCAAGAGGGCTACCGCATGCGGCTTGCGTGGGAGATAGACGTTTTCGGTGAAGGCAAGCAAGTAGTCCTCCCTCCTTCGATACACCCCGACACGAATGCAAGCTATCTGTGGGACGGCGAGCCGCCCGCCTCTTGGGAAAGTATACCAAGAGTTAAAAACTTTGAAATGGCAGAGAACAAAAAGAAACCACAGAAGAGGGGCCTCGTAGAATTCAAAGGGGCTTTTGTAAATGTGGACTTACTTGATGTTAATATCGACACGGCGGCATTTGATTTAATTGTTTCAGGCCGTGGGGTTGATAAGTTCCCCTCACGCTCAGAGGCCCTTTTTAGCGCTCTTAATTCACTTACAAAAGCGGGCCTTAAAGATCACGAGGTCATAAGTGTTCTAACCGATGCTGAAAACTTTATGAGCGAGAAGGCCCTAGAAAAAGGCTCACGAGAAGCCGGGGCCGAGTGGCTTTGTGGCCAGCTTGAAAAAGTTCGGCAAGACTTTAGTAAATCAAAAGCCTTCCTAAGAGATGCTTATATTGAAGACATGGATGAGATCTTAGGCTTAACCACAGAAGAGGCCCTAGAGCAAGAGCACGACCTAATCTCAAAGCACTGGACCGATAAGTTAGAGGTGACCTCTAAAGGGGGTTATCGGAACACGGCGCATAATTTATTTTTGATCTTAAAAAATTTGTACAGAGAGAGTGATTCAAAAATCCCTAAACTCCTTGCATGGGATGAGTTCAATGAGCGCTTGATCTATGTAGACTCGCCCCCGTGGGGCTCTAAGACAGATGTGGGCCGGGCTATCGAGGACTTAGATCTTGTGCAAGCTAAGATATGGCTGAGTAGAGACTGGTCAATTGAGACGAGCACGTCCGCAGTCTTTGAAGTTTTTAGCGTTGTTGGAGAAGAAAATTCCTTTCACCCTATTAAAAAATATTTAGAGAGTCTTAAATGGGACGGCGTACCTAGAGTTAAAAATTTATTTAAGTTTTACACAAGTGCTACGGGCAACCCGAAGTATTTAAGCACCGTCGGCACTAAGATGCTTTGTGCAGCAATTGCCCGCGTGTATCAACCGGGTGTTAAGTTTGATCAAATTGTTATCTTAGAGGGCTTGCAAGGGATTGGTAAGAGTAGATTCTGTCAAGCACTTGCAAGCAAGGAATGGTTTACTGATAACCTCGGGGACATATCTAATAAAGATGTGGTCGATGTTATGGCAGGTAAGTGGCTTATAGAAATGGGGGAGCTTGCGGGCCTTCGTAAAGCAGAAGAAAACGAGTTAAAGGCTTTTATAACTCGCACTCATGACAAGGTTCGAAAGGCCTACGGTCGACTTGCAAAAGAATACCCTCGTCAATGTATCTTTATAGGGACCACAAACAATGAAACCTATTTAAAAGATGAGACGGGAGGCCGTAGGTATTGGCCGGTTGAGACTCACAACTTTAAGATTACAGAGCTAGAAAAGGACCGCGACCAGTTATGGGCTGAGGCTCTGGTAAAATATAAAGCAGGTGAAAAGCTTTGGATAGAAGACGTCGGGGTAAGAGAGACCGCACTAGAGATGCAAGCAAGCCGACGGGTAGTTGACCACATTGAATCGGTCCTTTCGGAAGCTATCGCGGCGAATGATTTAGATAAGAGCCCTTTTAGTTTTCCGGAACTTTGGGAAGTTATTCAAGATAAATTTATGAGTTCAAAGCTTGCATGTGATGGGCCATTACAGCACAGAATTTATAAGGCTTTAAGGGCTCTAAATTATCGCTGTAAAACGCTCAGAATTGGTGAAAAAACAGTGCGAAAATGGGTGAGGTTTTAGTGGGATTATGCCTAATTAATAGGCTATAAAATGTTACGCCTCCCTTAAAAATGTTACGTCTATAAATTAAGCAGCGGGGTAAAACCCGCTTTTTTAGTGAAAATAAATAAACAGAACTTATGGATATAATTAATTCAATAGATTTTATTGATTTATGAAATGCTTAATAGTTGTGCAAAATGTTACGTCCTGTTACGTCAATGTTACGTCAAG